GCACATACGATGAAATGTTAGGTATGCGTAGGCAAATACGTAAGGAACGTGAAGATACTGTGTATGCGGCGATGGAAGCTAAAAGACAGATGGCAAACAACGCAGCTATAGGTGGCCTATCATTACTAATAATTGGTGTATTAGGTGGGGGCATATATCTGATATCACTAGGGATTGGTTAATGATTAATATTGTTGTGTTACCCCTTGTGTTAGCAGGGATGTTAAGTAACCCTGAGTTTGTACAGTGTCACTTAGCAAAAAGAGTTAAGATACAGGGAGAAATGGTTTGCATTTACCGTGGACCTAATGGTACAATAGGATATCATTACCCTATGTTTAAGTTTAGTGAATGCCCTAAGACGTATATGTGTAGATACACACCTAATGCTAAGAAGAGAGTATCAGTTCAAGACATACTTGACGGATTAAAGGACGGATTCTAGTGAAGTTAGACTACAACAAAGCAGTAGCAGATGGATTAACTTTATTTATAAACAGCGTACCACATAAAAAATATACTTTAGATGATATAAATACGTATTTAGTATTGCCAATTAAAAACAACCGTGTTAGAATATTTTACAATCAAAAAAATGTACCTGTAGGACTTATAACTTGGTGCTGGCTAACAAAAGATAAAGCAGAAAAACTATTACAGTATAAGTATGAACCTAAACAAGAAGACTACGAAGATAAAGACATAGAAGATAAACAGCTTTGGGGTTTAGACTTTATATCTACCACAGGAAAAGCAAGGCAAATGATTTCATCACTTAAAAAAGAACACTTACAAGTATACGGTAAAGCACCTATTGCAAGATGGCGTAGGTTTTCTGATCCTACCAAGACACACAAGAAAGAGTTTTAATCATGATCTATAATCCATTTATCCCCAGTGTTCAATTCTTGGATCATGCTGTCTTTGGTGGTGGTGGTGGCGGTGGCCCTGCACCTGTTGATCCTCAGATTGCAATAGACGCTGCTGCCAAAGCCGCTGCCGATGCTGAAGAACAACGTAAAAGAGACTTGGCTGCAGCAGAAAAAGCAGCAGAAGAAAAGAGATTACTTGAAATAAAGCAAGCTAAAGAGGCAGAGGATGCAGGTACGGCAGCAAGTGAATACGCTGAGACTACAGGAGAAGATTTAACTAAATCACGCCAACAATTACAAGACAAATTAAATAAAGCTAACCTTGAGCTTGCTAATCTTTCAGCACAGGATCAAACAAATCCTAAGATTGCTGAAAAGGTTTCGGCAAAGCAAGCAGACATTCAAAAACTACAAGCTGAGATGGTTACTTTAAGTACTGCACAGGGTGCAGAAATGGCTGCTTCTCAACGAGACTTAACAGCTAAGGCTTTAAAAGACCCTGCTGATTTAGTTACTAAAACACCAGTAGACAAGATAGCTGAAACTGTTAATCAAATTATAGCCACAGGTACAGGTGACGCAGGGGATGCGAGTACTGCTACTGCTTCTACGGCAGACACAACAGCTAAAGCACCTACCCCTGAAACTCTAACACCTGCATCTGTGTTGGCGTCTACTTCTAAAGAAGATGTAGACAAAGCTTTAAAAGATGTAACAGCATCAAAAGGAGATGTGTCAACTACAGTTGACGCTGCTAAAGGTGATCCTACAAAGATAACAGGACTAGGTACAGAAGATATAACACAGGTTGACCCTACTAAAGTTGTACCTCCTCCTGCACGTGTGCTTGAGCCGGGCGAAGCCGTTGAAGGCTCTTCTGTTGATATGGCTGCAGTCAAAGAGGTTACTGATATACAGGCTGCTAATGCTGACCCTAGTAAGAAAGCTACAGTTAAAGGTCAACTCTCTGAGCTTATGACAGACTTTGAAGGAGGGGCAACACCTGCTTGGGCTGCAGGTGCAATGAGAGCCGCTAACGCTACTATGGCTGCGCGTGGCTTAGGTGCATCCTCTATGGCAGGACAAGCCATTGTACAGGCTGCTATGGAGTCTGCGCTACCTATTGCATCACAAGATGCTGCCACGTTTGCCAAGTTTGAAGCACAGAACTTAAGCAACCGTCAGCAGACTGCCTTGTTTGCAGCAGAGCAACGTGCAAGTTTTCTTAAGTTAGACTTTGATCAGGCATTCCAAGCACGTGTAACTACTGCTGCTAAGATCAGTGACATAGCTAACATGAACTTCACTGCTGATCAACAGATTTCATTAGAGAATGCTCGTATTGCTTCTACTACAAATTTAGCTAACATGAATGCTAAGAACGCTAAGGTTATGGCTGATGCTGCAGCTATGGCTACTATGGACTTGGCTAACCTGAGTAATGAACAGCAAGCACAAGTTGAGAACGCTAAGAACTTCTTGTCTATGGACTTGGCAAACTTAAACAACGAGCAGCAGACAGAGATATTTAAAGCCAAGGCAGTACAAGATGCTATCTTAAGTGATACCGCTGCAGAAAACGCAGCAAAACAATTTAATGCAACTAGCGATAATCAGACAAATCAATTCATGGCAACTATGAAGACTCAAGTTAACCAGTTTAATGCTACTCAAGCTAACGCTATGGCACAGTTTAATGTAAGTGAAACTAATGCCATCAAACAGTTTAACGTAGAGCAAGAGAATGCACGTGACCAATTTAATTCTGGCAACAGTCTATTAGTTGCACAAGCTAATACTCAGTGGCGTCAAAAGTTAGCTACTGCTAACATGGCTGCACAGAATGATGCTAACATGCAGGATGCAAAAACAGCCAATGCATTTACAGCTAGTACCTTAGATCAAATATGGCAACGTGAGAGGGACTTAATGTCATTTGCTTGGAAGTCTTCAGAGAGTCATCAAGACAGGCTTAACAATATTTTTGTAGCACAACTAGGTGCTGACGCTGCTACTAAAGCTGCTGAATCCCAAGCAAAGGCATCCAAGTCTGCATCATATGGTAGAGCATTAATGGCAATGTTTGGAGGGGGCTTTTAAATGTCAAATTATAAAGATATGTTCGATGCTATAGAGAAGCAACAGAAGTCAGGTATAACTAAGACAGATGTAGGCAGAGAAGGCTCTGATGCAAGTGATATTATCAAGGCAGAATCTAAGAGCCTTGTAGGAAAACCTGAAGCAAAAGGTGCGGGGCTGGCTTCTGAAATATCTGGAAAGGTATCTGAAGCTGTAGCTGGTATCAAGAGTGCATACGAGGATGTACAGGGTTGGCTTGATATATCCTTTGGTTACGAAGAAGAAAAGAAAGCAAAGGGTGTACCTGATCCTTCTAAAGACGGCGGCTTCTTTACAGAAGGTGATCCAGAGTCCAGTAATGCTGTTAGCGATGAGAACGCTTTACGTATGCAAGAACGTGCAAGAATGAAACAATACTCAACACCTACTATGGCAGACCTTGAAAAAGATAGAACGTTTATAGATGGTATGAGTCGCTTAAAGAAAGCGCACCCTAAACTACCAGAGCAAGCGTTTAAGAATGTTATTGCAGGTGAGTCAGCAGGTGATACCTCAGCACGGAATAAAGATTCAGGTGCTGTATCTCTTTGGCAAATTACACCTACAGCTTTGAAAGATTTAAAAGAACTAAACAAAGTACCACAAGACCTTACACTAAGTAAGATACGTGGCATGGATGCAGGGCAACAAATGGACTTGTACTCTACTTATCTTGATAGATGGGGTTATGACGGAACTCAATCCTTAGCTGTTCTACAAGCAGCACCCGGATACAGAAATTCTCCTTTAAGCACTGTCATATACAAGAAGAACAGCAAAGCGTGGAAACAAAATCCCGGTTGGCGTCCTAGCAATAACGGTGATATTACAGGTCAATCTATAGATGACTACTATTTTTCTAAGGATAAGAAATGAGTAAAGCACTTAACGGGCCTATCCCCGGTCAATCCCTAACTGATGAACCTAGTGGCTTTCCTTGGGAGAGGCCACCCGAAACAGCAGACCCTAACGTAGCTATCAAGATGCACTTAGATAAGTTTGCTGATGACAAGTTTTTAGATAGTGCATTGTACTTGATGCAGTCAGGTATACCTATCTCTACTTTAACTAGCACTGCACTAACGGTTGCTCAAGGTAATGGCATACATAGTGTAGACGTAAGTTTACTTATTGCTCCTGTAATTCATAAACAGTTTAAAGTATTAGCTGACTCAGCAGGTATAGAGTACGAAGAGTACATGCCAGAAGATGACCCTGACGGTGAGATGGAAAGAGAAGAAAGACTTAAGGACTTACTTGCTTCCAAGTTAGCAGACAAATCTACTAAAGGTAAAGAACAAATCTCTCAAACAATGGCTGCTATTGGTAGTCCAGCAGAAGAAGAATTAGAGGATAAGATGGCAGAGCAAGAGGCTGCACCAATGGAAGCTACTGACGGACCATCCGTCACCACAGAAGCTCCTAGTGCTGGACTAATGAGCAGAGGGGCATAAGGGTATGGGACTTTTTAGTAGTATTGATTTTGGAGCATTGGCAGCAGGGGCAGCAGACCAGTACGTAGAAAACGTTGAGAAGAAAAACGATTACTATCGTGACCTCATGACTAAGCAAGAAGATTACATGATGCGCTTTGGTCGTAAGACTGTAAATGATAGAACAGCTATGGCTGACTCTGCTATTGAAATGCTTGATGCATTAGAGGCAGGTGGTCTTAACCCTAAGTCTGCTGAAGAGCTAGTTAGTAAGTATGGTTATCAAGGCGTAAGCGCATTAAGAAAACTACAAGAGCAGTTTGAAACTCAGTATGATGGTGCTACATTAGACTTGAATGAAGTATATAAAGGGTCTGAAGACTACGTTAAACAAGAGGGTTACGATATAGATCAAGCTTTGAAAGACCAGTTCTTAGTTGAAGTAGCTAAAGCTGACACAGATGCAGGTGATGCAGCCTCTGATGCAGAGGATAGAGGATTCCTTGCAAGCTTAGGTGATATGTTTTCAGGTGGTGGGCAAGCTAAGGCACGTTATGAGGCCAGCAGAACTACACCTTCAATAGCAGGTTACTCTTACAATGATATCTTAGCTATGGAAGGCATGGGTATGCCAGCTTCTAAGGGCTTACCTACGTTTAATAGAAGTGCTTTGGCTGATCCTGATGCAGGTAAGCTAAACATTACAGAGCAACGTGCCTACAAATCAATGTATGAAACTAAGATTGTGAGTGCCATAGGAAGTCAATACTTTATGGACGGTATGGGTAGAGGAACTTATGATGTAGCAACTGCCTCTGAGAAGGTTGCATATGCAATAGCTAATAATCCTGAAAAAGTTGCAGAAGTAATGCAAGGGCTTTACGGTCAGTACGGTATTGAAGGTAACAACTTGTTGTTGTCAACTCTTCAAGGTATAGATATTACACCTGAAACAGAAGAGGAAAAAACTATAAGGCTTGTTGAGCAGGGTGCAGCATACGGATTAAGCCCAGACGATATAGGTAAGCTTGAAGTACTAAACGGACCTGCAAACAAAGCAGCCGCTAGAGAATGGTTTGCTGCTAACCCCGATGCAGAGTATTTAATATATAACGGTAATGTTGTACCTTATGAAATGCCTTCAGATGCCATACCTACTGAGATTGACCTGAAGCCTGTTGAGCTAGGTGATGCTGATGCCATAACCCCTACCGATCAGACTACAGCAGATGCGGCTGAACCACCAGAAGGTATGCCTGATATACGTCTAGCACGTGATCGTGAACTGTACCCATCTACACCAGAGGGAGATGCAGGTTATAAACAATTTGTACTAGACTCCTATGAAGAGATAAAAGTAAATAAACCCGTTATTGAAAAAGCTATAACTGATTTAACTGCTAACGAAGCAGGTCTAACAATAGCAAATAACCTAGCAGACGCATGGTATAGTGCAGAGCCTACCATTGTTAGTCTGGACAACTGGTTTGCAAGTTACATTTTTAGTGGTGCTGCAAATACAACAGCATTTATCCAAGGTCTATTTGGAGTTTCTGCTGAACAAAGTAATGGCAACGCAGCTTGGCTAGAAGAGTTATCTATTGAACAAAAAGAAAAAGCACTCGCAAAAATGGCTGCTGCTATGGCGTCCATTCAAGAACGGCGTGAAGCAAGCGAACAATAATAGAGAGACAAAAGTATGCCTACACTAGAAGAGCTATATGGTCCTGATGAAACACAAGTAGAAGAAGAGCGTGACTTCCTTACCTACTCAGGTGGGGAGAAGGATTCTTTTTCTGTAAATGATTTAACTGAAGATCACAACTACAACATTATTGATGAACAGATGAAGCGTAGGTTTGGCATGTCAGAGAAGACACATGACAGACAAGAAGTAGTTGATGCATGGGTAAACTATAATCGTAAGTTTAACGTAGGGCAATCTACTACAGTGCTAGGTGAGGCTGCTTACTTGTACAAAGCAGACGAGGAGTCTATGGCTGTAGCTAACAACTCCTACAGACTATTTGAAAACATGAAGGGTGCTTTCAGTGGAGGTTCTACTACAGCAGAGAAGCTAGACGCTGTAGGTGACTACGCACGTGGTATTGTGTTAGACCCTGTTAACGTTATTGGTCTAGGTGTAGGCAAGCTTATATCTGGTGGTGCTACTAAGGCTGCATCTAAAGCAACTCAGAAGGGAGTTGAGATTGCAACTAACAGTTACTTAAAGAAGATAGGTAAAGAAGGCGTTAAACGTGCAGGACTTTCAGAGCTAGAGAAAGAACAGATAGGTCTTATAAGGCGTAAGATCATGCGTAAAGCCATGCGTGGTGATGCCATAGAGGGTGTAGAAGAGGGTGCAGTAGATGCTGCACTCAAGAAAGAAAGACGTAAGTTTGGTGTAGGTGCTGCCTTTGGTGATACTGCTGCTGCACTCACAGTAGAAGGCTTTTACCAGAACGCACTAATGAAGACAGACTTCCAACAGGAGAGAGATGAGTTAGCATACGGGTTAACTGCTGCAGGAGGTTTGTTTGGTGGTGTGCTTGCATACAGTTTAGCAAGTATATCTAAAGGCAATGCCCCTAAAGAACTAGCCTTACCTGCGTTTGAAAGAGTGAAGCAAGCTGAAGCGGCTGCTAGAAAAAGAGCTATTGATATTGAGAAGGGCCGTAACAAAGCAGTAGCTGACAATTTGAAGTCAGATGCTGCAGCTAAGAGAGCTATTAAAGAAAGCTTAGGCAAAACAAAAGACAGTACAGAGGCATGGTTAGCAAAGGTACGTGCAGGTACGGCTGCATCTAGTGGCACTCAGACAGGTGACATTGCAGCGGATACTTTAGGTTTCTTTTTAAGTGGTGATGAATCAACAGGTACAGAAGGACTAATACAAATACTTGAGGGTGCAGGATTTAAATTAGAGTACGCTGATGATGCCTTTGTACATTACACAGACTTTCTCACATCTATAGTAAAAGACTTGGACGGTGATGTAAAGAAAGACATAAAAGACATCTTTGATCTGACCCTTAAAGCAGAGCATCCTATGTTTGCTAAGGCTAAAGACTTAGATGAGGGCATGGATATACTTGCAAGGACTGCATCTGAGGCAGGTAGAACCCTGTATCAATTAAGTAAGTCTAAGAACTCTATTAAAGAGGCTGCAAAGAGGCGCAAGAAGGCAGGGCTTACTGGTCCTCCTACAGGTAATGATGTACTTGAAGCAGAGCTTGATCCTCAGTCACCTGTGTTTGTAAAGGGCTTGCAAGACAGACTAGACACAGGGTTTTCTAAAGCACAAGCCAACCTTATTCGTATGCTTGTTACTCATCCCGGCACTACTGCGTTAAACGTAGTGGGTTGGTCTAATGCATCCGTCATGCAGTCAGGTTCTGACATGGTGCGAGGTGCTTTGTATGGAGGTGCATCCGTAGGTAACTTACTTGTTGGCAGGATAGGTAGCTCTGTAGAGTACGCTAAGAGAGCTAAGAGTATGCTTACTTTGCAAAGCCAGAAGATAAAGAACTTAGTAGACCCTTTTGCTACACAGGAAGAGGTACTAGATTTCTTAGCTTACAATCCTAAGATAGGTAAAGAACTGTTTAGATATATGTCTGGTGGCATTGATAGTAATGATGTAATGAAAGACCTGAAGCTAGACTTCAGTGACATGGAGAAAGAAGGCACTTTTGAAAAGGTTATGTCTGGTATGCAAACTCTTTATGGAGTTAAGGCACAAGATATATTTACCAAGACCCAAGAGTTTATGTACAACATTGATAAGCAGATACGTATCAAGCACGGTGTCAGTTACTCTGAGTTCATGAGTGCTGCTAATGCAGACGGTACTCCTAAATACTGGGATCAGATGTCAGGTGCAGACTTCTTTGAGTTACAAACTAAAGCTGTTGATGATTCTCTTAGAAATGTATTTGCTAAGTCCTATGGTAAAGATGCTAAGGGTCTACTAGGTTATGTAGCTAAAGGAATAGAAGAAGCACGTAGGGTTCCTATACTTGGTGCTATGATCCCCTTTGGTCAATTCTTTAATAACACTATGGGGTTCATGTTTGATCACACAGGTATTAGTTTGCTTCACAAGTATGCAGCAGGTACTACACGTGATCCTGTAGAACTTATAAGTAAGACTGCTGTAGGTTTAACTATTCTTAACACAGCAGGTGAACACTCTAAGGCTGGCCTAGAAGAGGGCTTGGAGTGGCATGAAGTCCGAGCAGATGATGGCTCAGTTAAGTCACGTTTGTATGACTTCCCGTTTAGTTTCTACATGGGTATAGGTAGACTTAAGGCACACTTTGATCGTGATGGTGAAGCTCCACCTGAGTTAATACAAGAGATTATAAATACCTTTGGGCCTCAAAACTTAACACGCCAACTAGGAGATACATCTAAGATTTCTATGGACATAATAATAGATGCTCTGTCAGGTGATATGCCAGCAGTAGGCGAAGCCTTACAAGAGTTGGGTGGTAACACTGTATCCATGTATGCGTCTGGCTACACCCGTCCACTTGATCCTATAAGTCAAATAGGAAACCTTGTGGCAGGTGAAGGCTATACTCCTACGGATCGTAAGATAGGCAATAAGACTGTCAACAATTCTGTGCGCTATGTTGAGGGTATCTTTGATGCCTTTGAAGAGATCACAGGACTTGAGGGGTACTCAGCACAAGAAGTTGTCACTAAGGGTACATTCGGTGCTATTGATGCACCTCGTCCTGTAGAAGCGCAGCGTCTTGAGACTGATATACAACAGGGTGCACCCATAGGTAGGATATTTGGATACCGTGAGTCAGCTTCTCACACACCTGTTGAGAGAGCATTTGCTATGGTGGGCCTACCTCTGTGGAAGTCTAATGTTTCAGCCAAGATACCTGAAGCTGACAACAGAATGAAGAAAGTAATAACTAAGTATCTTAACGATGAGGCAGCTAAGATGCTGGATAGCCCTACTTGGAAAGAGGCTGACAACACTATGAGATTAAAGCTACTACGTGGAGTTATACTTTCAAGGGCTAAAGAGTCTGCAATGTTGGAGCTAAAGTATAGCATTGACCCTGAGAATAGAAGAATGGGTATTATGTATGACTTAACTAAACGTAATGGTGGCTACTCTGACAAAGAAATAAGAGAAGCTTTACAAGATATGGGTATAGATGGTGACGTTACAGACTTAGACGAGGACCAGTTAAACTTTCTTAGATACGAATTAGATACCAACAAAAAAGAACAACGACTGCAAGTCAAGTACGCTACATAGAATACAAAAAAAAGGGGCGGTCATAGCGACTGCCCCTCTTACTTTGTTTCACGTGAAACATTTACTTTGTACCGTGTAACTCTACACAATACCTAGCCCAAAGATACACTTCACGAATATGCTGCTCAACCATCTTACGTTCATGACAAGGGTGTAAGTTAGAGACAATAAGGTTCTCCATAGTTTCACACATCTCTGTTACCTTCTCTTTAAAAGATTCATCTTTACCTTTACTGTAGTTAAGAGCTTCTTCTTCTAACTGCATACCACCTACCCTTATTGTTATTTACAATACATACTTTATAGATGTGTTGCATATTTGTCAAGCTATATTATGTACCTTTATCTACATTAAAAGGAAAAGGAAAACATTGGCTAACTGCTTTTGCAGTTTCACTTGGTCTTGAATTGTAAAGCCTCAACATGTCTACCTCTCTCCATTGTTGACAAGACTCTTCATTTATAAAGGCTGTGTTTGGTGAAAATACTATGAAAGACTTTTCGTTTGTTGTTGGTTCTATCATCATCATTACTACTGTATAAACCCATATCATTTTGTGATATCCTTTCTAGGTTATATCTACCATTTCACAGACATCACCAGTACACGCCATAGTCTGCATACCGCTTGTGTTGTCTGCATGTTCTAGTTCTGCTAGTTTAGTCCAATCAATTTTAACAGGAGACTTGTCAACCATATTATAGAACTCTTCCTGTGTACACTCTTGATAGGGAGCCTGTTGATACGTATGTTCATTGAAGGGTAGGAATGACACACCTGACATTTCATCAAAGTGTTTGTACACGAATGCCCCTACCTCAAACCACTCATCAGCTTTGACATTAATTGTTACACTAGGCTTATGCTCACACCAATGCCGTTGATACATCAGCCACATCTCTAACTGCTCTAGTGCTGTCATATCAGCAGTATGAACAGCACCCATAGGAGACTGCATAGGGAAACTAAACACTGTGGTAGCATCAGGCTTCATAACGTCAGGTTCATTAGGGATGCCTTGTGTTTTCATAAACTCTGTCAATGGGTCTTTATTATCTCCACGCACAGTACGGATATAATAGGGAGAGTGACGAGCATGAATGCCAGAAGATGAGTCAACCAGTTGGGAAACTGTTCCACTGGGCTTGACACAAGTAATAGCAGTGCTATGAGGGATACCAAGACGGTCAGCCCACTCAGCGTTAGTAGAAACAGCCACATTTTTAAGATGCTCCAATGTATCAGCTAGGCCAGCATTAGCCGTAGTCATTAATTTGTTATCCATTATCCCTGTGAGTGACACACCGAGCAAGCGTTCTGCTTCTGTGTTGGTAGCCCACACCTTTCGCAAGTAGGGGAACTTAGTGTATGTTGACTGAATGGTTCCAAGTACAGTTGCAAGACGGACTTTTCTTGTAAGGTCTTCCAGACTATCGTTAGCACGGATGACAACTTCCGTAAGATTACAGAACTGATTCGGCCTAAGAATGATTTCCGAACATGGGTTAGTTCCGAACTCATAGCAAGACTCCCTACGGCCATTTTTTGCAGCTTGTTTAACTGATGCTTCTCTGTTGAATATTCCTCGTTCTCCACTACCACTCTCCATTAGTGCAGTCCATTCACGCATGAATGCCATGCTGTCTGGTTTCTCTGAATAAGATACCGAGTTATTAGCCAAGGCTCTATGCCCTGCATTCTCCCACCAGTTACCTGACTTGGCGTGACGCATACGATCATCAGACAGATTAGACAGACTGATCATAGCACTACGTCTTACACCACCTACCACTACCACCTCACCAATCTTACACATGAGGTCGTGGCACTCAAGGCTAGATAGTCTACGGCCCTGTGCACCCTTGAATGTTGTGACCGCAAAGTTAAACAAATCAACTAGAGGAGCAGGACCACTAGCCCTACCACCAAAAGTTTTTAGCCTTGCACCTGCAGGTCTAACTTTGGATACATCCCACTTAGGAATTTCACCAGCCCATAGGAGTGCCAGAACTTGTCTCAAACCCTTAGCCCATCCTTCCTTGCTGTCCTTGATGACAACGCACGTTTCGCTATCGAAAAGAGGCGGAACATCAGGGAGTTTAGTGATGAATTGACGCTCAACACTGAAACCAACCCCCGTCCCGCAAAGGAGGATGAACATCGCCTCATCGAAAGACTTAGGATCATCTACGGGTAGATAGCTACAGTTATACATACAGGTATTATCCCTGTCTGCCGCTTTTCCTGCAGTCATAAGTGACCGCATACTAGGCATAACCTCAAGGCTAAGTATGGCATCACGCATTTCATCTAGGTCAACAGGCTTGAGCCATGTCTTAGCTATGTTCTGCAAGTAACGCTCTACAGTTTCACCCCATGTTTCACGGCGTCCTTCGCCTTCAATCCAACGTGCATAGCGGCTGGTTGCAATAAAGGTTTGGTAGTCACTTGGTAGATAATTGTTATTCATACTTTATTTCCTTATACTAAGTCAGACAGGTCAGGTTTCCAGTAGTTTGAACCTTTTAACACTTTACCATCAGGGCGTTTAAGTGGCTTACCTCTTGGGCCTAGCTTAGACATATTAGATGCGTGTACCCTACGGAAAGCTTCGTCTAAGTCCCACCCATAAGTAGCTGCATAGCCATACGTAACGTACACCAAGTCAGCTAACTCTTTAAGTAGTTCCTGTGGCCCATCTGCATCACGAACTTCATTGTACTCTTCTTTGAGAAGTAACCAACGCAGACCCTCTAGCTTTCTACTGTAGCCGTACTTTTCTCCAAGTGGGTGATCCATTGCTGTAGCAAACTCTTTGACCATATCAAGAGGTGTACAGTCTTTGAGGTTATTAATCATATCCTCTCTGTCGTACTCAGCGAAGTCATCTATTTCTTGTTGTGTAATCATCCGTGTTCCCTCACGTTAATGTTGTATATGGTAACGTCATCTATATCAAAGACTAAGTTCTCAAGCAAGTCCCTGATATCTTCATTGTGGTGTACATCATGAGAAGATAGTATATTGTTTTCTTTATCTACCTCAAGAACAAACGTAGCACTAAACTTTCTAGTCTTCATTGTTTCTCTACCTTTGCTATTAGTCTAGCACCATACCACTCAGCTTTCTTCAAGTCCTCTATACCGTTCTTGTATCGCCACCTGTGTAGGTACTTAGCTATGTTACCTCTTAGGTATCCTATATACTCTTCATCAGTTAGAAAGTCTTCTATGTACTCTATACACTCTATAGACCCTGTGCCGTAGTGAGGTGGGCTATTTACCATATCCGTGTCTACTTCTTTCCACTTAGCCATGTTAGCAGCTACCCTTTGTTTTCGTGAACCTGTTTATCTTTAAGATATTACCATCTGAAGTATAGATTGGCTTCTCTTGTTCTCTCTCCATTGAATCATTCATAATCTCTTGTATCTTGGACTCAACCCTAGCCTTTAGACCCTCTAAAAGATCAGACTCCTCATCTAGTGCTAACTCAAACAAAGCATTCATAGTTAATGCTACATCAAGAGCTATCTCTAAGGCGTCATCATCCAAGTAGTTATCGGGCGATTTGTATATACAAGTCTCTATGCGCCCATCTCCTAGAGGCTTTATCAATATCGCAACTTCACCCTCACCTATATCACTAGACATTAATCTTTCCTTTTTGTTTTGAGAGGTATTATTTTAGCCGTAACACATGCGCCGGGAGATGTCAACCATTCATTTGGTATCAACCTATGAGCATATAAGAAGTCATTCTTCTCGCACCAATCACCATACGTAGTCTTGGAACCTTTATATAGCTTACCCTTAGAGTTACTAAAGACAAACCTTATGTCTAACTCAGGATGCTGCTTCCTTACTTGTATATGCTTGTACCTGTCTTCACTATCAAAGATACCTTTAGTTTCAATAAAGATACCATTGTCTAACTGAAAGTCAGGAGTGTAAGTACGGTAACGCAAGTCCTCCCATTCTATTTTAAGTAACTCATACCTTACCTTTTTCTGGCACTCAGACAAAACAAGAGCAGTCTGTTTTTCAAGACCACTCCTGTACTTGGCTTTAAGGTGTTGCCTCTTAGGTTTAGGCATCTGTCTTTAGCTTAGTATATGCCACGTTAGGTGGCGTTAGTTTACCTTGATAGGTTCTTGATGGTAGTTCTTGATAGTCAGGCCAACAAGCTTTCTTAAATGAACAGAAGCTACACTCTCTGCATAGTATCCTATTGCCTGACTCCTTCTTACGGTAAGTCTCTGCAACATCTGTGTACTGTCGCTCAAGTGGCTCATCGTTCTCTAGGTAGTCATAGGTATCACGCATCTTATCTAAGACAGCCTCAACGTCAACGTGCTTGGCTGAAACGTACTTGTGATGACCGTTAGCTTTGTTGACTACCCACCAGCCACCAACCTTCTTACCTGCTGCTGTAGCGTAGCCTACAAGCTGTGCTACGTATCCAAAAGGGTCACTAGCCTGTAGTGTCTCAAGGTCAACAAACTTTTTAGTGTAGGAATAATCAGATGCAGACTTTATGTCATCTACTCTGCCTTCCATAACTAAGTCATACTCTCCTCTGATTGGGCGTCTACCACCACCTAAGTCTAAGTTCACAACATCATTATCTTTAAACTTGACTCCTGCTGTACGCAGTACACCTTTGAATACCGCCTCAACTATATCACCTAGCATCATGTTCATCATGAACTGATCAGGTAGTGGTGACTTCTCCTCTGGTTTATTCTTCTCAAACCATAGTTGACATTTAGGGCGTCCAATGTTTGACATTCTAAGTTTAAACTTATCACGTGGACCCCCGTTGAACTGCTTGTCTAAGCCTTCTTTGACATCAGAGGCAACCTTATCAATGATTGCCTCCGACATACTGGACTTGCCTAGAGTAGCATCCCGCATCAACTTCTTAATAGGAAGTTCAGCAGCATGGTTCATATCCATATTAGTATGGAGCCTCCTCTACTTGTACGATAGCATCAAGCACATCAGGTGAGATAGCTACATCAGGCTTGTTCAACTTCTTCCACTCACTAAGAATGTAATCATTAGAGTTGTCTATGTAGTCAACAAAAGAACGAAGTGTATCTTGATCATCTTCCTTCATAGATACCTTAGACCCCAGTGATGCCACCACAGTAGCGTAACTATTAGTAGACATCTTTTCTTTCTTAGATGTAAGCTTGATAGTATGCTCAATAGGTAACAACTTCTTAGCGGTTATCTCCTGTAGTGCAGCGTCCATAGACTTCTTGCTTTGGAAGTTCTTAACGTAATACACAAAGTCAATCTCACCATCGTAGCCCTGCATAGGATTACCTTCAGCATCAAAAGGCTTGTTAAGTGTAACCTTACCAAACAGTACTTTGGAGTTCTTCACACTACTTTGTCGTGCCTTGTAGTCTTCATCTAAAGCAGCCCATTCTTCTGGCGTCCTGTACTTACTATCTCGGCCTAGATTAAATGTACCTCTACTATCCTTCAAGTCACCCTTAAGTTTAGTAACCATGACTGTGCTATGTGACCTACCTATATCAGTGTCGAACTGCGTCCACTGCTGCCGCTGTGCAAATAAACGGATGGATACAGATCGACTATACACCTCGTTACCTTCACCATCTTTGAGCTTGTATGCTCCAAGTGGTACTACAACCTTCTCTTCTACCTCGTCATCGACAACATGTTCAACCATGATAGGTGCTTGCACCTGATTCAACATTGGTATCTTTGGTGCAGAAGAAGTAGACGTATCCATTTCTCCGAAACCCATTGCCGCTGCCAAGTCTGATCCAGCGAAGTTAGTACTCAACTCATTGCTCATTATATATCCTTTCTGAGCTTTAAACGAACCGTAGTTATACCATTATACATCAACAGTGTCAAGCCAATTCGGTCCTATCTTGGCTTCTAAAAGTAGAGGTACATTCATTTCTACCCCATAGTATCTGTTAATTATTGCATCTAGGTTTTTATTAACATCATCAATAACACCTAGCACCTCCTTCTCTTCTTGTGGGTGTATATCTATCACCGCTGAGTCATGAACACTGTTCACCAGCCGTGACCGTAAACCTTTGAGCCTGTTATCTATCTCAAGTAATACAACAGGTACAACATCACCAGTAGCAAACCCCTGCACTGGATAGTTCTTAATCCTAGTGAAGTTAGTAGGTGTGCCATTGGCTCTGCGATGTGTGCCGGGAAATGCATACTGCCTACCTGACACATTAGTTATCTTTTGCAGTCGTATAGCCTCACTACCTAGCTTCTTGTGCCACTTACCTATACCCTCGTACTTCTCAAGAAAATGATGGTAGTATGCAGCTTCAGCCTTAGTTCTACCGAACCCTGTCGCACCAAAGAGAGGAGCGAAAGTATGTTCTTTAGCTGCTTGCCTAGTTGTAGGCTGTCCTGCATCAGTGATGATCTGTGCAGTGTAAGAGTGTACATCAAAGCCTGTATTGATCTCTTCCATAGCTATAGGGTCTTGTGACAAGAATGCTGCAGCCCTAAACTCTAGCTGTGCAAAGTCTGCTTCCATAACCTTTCCACCTTCCCATCGTGATATGAATACACGTTTTACAGGGAACGTACCGCCTCTAGGCATGTTCTGCATGTTAGGCTCACGCCCACTGAACCTGCCAGTAGACGTAATGTGTTGCGTTAATGACACATGTAGTATGTCATCTGGCTTGGTGTAGGTTTCAATACCGTCAACAAAACTTGACAGGTAACTAGATACAGCATTGAGTCTTTTTAAGTCTTCAAGAAACTTAACAGCTACATCCATGTTGTTATCTATCGCTGTTGCCCTAAGAATATCTAGTACGTCTTTTCCTGTAGAGAAGCCACTAGCACTAACCCAAGAAGCATTAGGAGGGAAGAACCCAAATCCAGCCATACGAGACTGCTTCTTAAGTTGATATCCTCTGGCATCACAGTCCTTACATTTGTTGGGTCTTGCATACTTACTCCCATCTTTCTTTACTTTGTACGTTTCTGCATTACCTTCACAAGTGGGACAAGTGAACGCCTCAGTGCGATACAGAAGATCACTGTTAGCATTGATTATTTCCTTTAGTTCGCTTAACTTCTTGCAGTTATCAAACAGATTAGGCCAATCATCTTTTGAGTGAGGCTTACGACTAAAGATTACCTGAGACATCTGCTCTGGACTGTTCAAGTTAACAGGTGTGTCACCCATAACCTCACGTACCTGCATCTGTAAGCGTGATTGTATAGCACCTCGCTCTTCTTCGTACTCTTTACGCACTGCATCAAGAGCCTTACGATCTACCTTCATACCTGTCTGCTTCATACGGGTGAGTAGCTTACATACATTGAATGTAATGTCTCTCACTTTGATAAGGCTTGCTGACTCAGGAGCAGCAAAGTCTGCAACCTGTGCGTGAAACAGTTCAGCAGTGGTGTTACAATCAGCCTCAAGATAAAAAGTCAATTCTGATAATGGTATCTCATCTGTATTGTACCCGTCCTTGAAGTACTTCTTTAGGGTGTCATCTTTTTGAAACTCAAGATTTCTACGGATAGCTGTATTACCTAAAGACATAGATATCTTTTTAGCTACACCATTGGGTGTGATCTCTAGGTTGTTTCCTCTGAGTAATATACTCTCAGCTAACATGGTATCCCATATAGGCCCATCATATTTGAAGCCGCACTCCCACAGCCAAGCTAAGTCATGCTGTGCATTGTGCATGATGAGCAAGGTAGTGTGGTCTAGTATCTTCTGTATACGTCTAGCTTCAATTCCTGACTGATCAACGTATTCCTTGTGCTGAAGATCAAACGTTTGTGTCTCATCTCCATCATCCACATCACGTACACCCACATTAACTAAGAAGTTGTCAGGCTCCCAAGGGTCTAGGAATAACTTGTTGTTCCTCTTCTGTGTTGTATTCTCAACATCTAATACAAACCGCATTGTATTCCTTTCATTAGGCTAGGTACTGTGACCTGCCCCCATCTAACTCACAATGGACAACCCCATGCCATCCACCTTTTAATTTGTTCTTAGCTACATTGATGTGTCGCTGGTTGTCATCGTCATCACCCTCAGTAACTTGGTTCTTAGCAATCAACAACATCAGGTCTGCCTCTGCTGCCTTGCCTGTCTTACTTCCCTCTAACATAGATTGATCTAAGTAAACTTTATCTTGTGCATCAGCAGACAACTGACTCATCCATATGATAGCGCAATTATACTTCTTAGCTATATTACGCGCATGAATAGCAGCAGTTTTGAGATACACATCTGACTTGTCACTGCTCTTTACAGCAAACTTATCACCCATGTCAAGTACAACTATGTCGGGCTTGCTATGCTTAATGATGTTCTCTACCCAACCTAAGTCTTTACCTGTGCTATCAAACATACTTATCTGATCACGTACCTTCTTGTACCTAGCTGCAGCTAACGCATAGTTAGACTTGATCTCGTCTGTATCCATACTGGCAGCAGCGCACAGGTAGCGTTCAGCTACACGTACATACTCTTCCTCATTACACAACACCATACACTTAGCACCCTGCTCTGCAAATCCACTAGGCGAGGCAATAGTAGACGCATGGAAGCTTGTCTTACCTGTGTTAGGTCTAGCACCCACAATGATAAAGTGTCCACTACTAATTCCTTCTATGCGCCCGGCGAGGCTAGGTATGTTCCACTTCCACTGTGACTGTTTAGTACCAGCCTCTAAGATGGTATCTATATCAATGTCAGCCCACTCAACATTCATGTTAGGCATGAAGTTATCCTCATGTGCCTCTAGCACTTGGCGTAGTGGCTCAAGGGACGTAAGCTTACCGTTAACGTAGTCAAACCCTAAGTTAGCTACTTGCTCCCCTACGTGCTGCCTAAACATCCTAGACAGTACATCAGAGGCTACCTCCCTAGACATAGGAACCTCTTTGCGTAGCTTGGCAAACAGACCCTCATACAGAACCTTGTTAGCTGTGGTCATGGTACTATACTCAGAGAAGAACAAAGCCTCTAACTCAGAAGTAGATATATTACAGTCATACTTTTCCATAGCGTTGTCCAACACACGTTTGATCTTGCGTACATCTTTAGTGAACAACTTGTCAGGGCATTTAATACCCTTGTGATCCTCATAGAACTCCTGATCGTGTAGGGTTCTAATTAAAGATAGCTCCATCATCTTCTTAATGCCTCCACTGATACTGGAAATAAGGTAATCATTTCACTCAGTATATATTCTGCAACTAACCTAGTCTCGTACTGAGTGTCAAGCTTACATCTTAAATTGCACATATCCATGAAGGCGTCAAGACTACCTGACCAATACCATTCAGTCATGGTGCTTTGTGGCAACACTATACGTGCTTGCTCTGGGCATACTCCTGCTGTCACCATGTCACGATATAAATCGAGGCTATGCATTTGATGTTTAAAAGACCCATCGTGTACTGATTGTTCTCCAAACCCCTGCATACGAAGAAACTCTACAACTGTGTCGGATGATCCTTGTTTTTTATCATCAGACCTACCACGCCATTTATTAGGTACATAGAACTCAGGTTCATCATCTACATACCTACGACTAATCTCATTCCAACGTAGGAACTTATGCTTGACCAGTTGTCTAGCTACAAAGATAGGAGCCTTGACATGGAAGCTGGCAAAGGCATGACCAAATGGTGACATATGTTTATGCTTGGCTAGATACTTGATAAGTTTAGCATCCTTGTCTTTTAGTTTAGGTGGCCCCCATTGGTCACTCATATCCATCTTACTACTCTTACCAAAGGATACACGTGCTGCATTGACTACACTCAGGTCACTACCCATGTGGTCTATGTATGTTACATTAATCATCATTATTCTCCCTGATCCATCTTTCTAGCTTAACCTTGCTTCGGACCACAAGCTCAAAGGCTTCATCAAGAGTTTCATCAGTAAAATCTCCTGCGTCACATAACTCTAACAGCGCCCTGTATATTGCGTTTAAGGCTTGTTCCACGTTCCTTGTTTTATCCACATCAGTCATCTTCATGCTCCCTGTTCTTTACGTGTGATTGCACAACATAGAAAACGTGTATACAAACTTTCGGCCACATGCTTAAAGGCTTCATCAAGAGTTTTATCAGGAACCTCTCTTGTCGCATCATGTAACTCTATTAGCGCCCTGTAGATTCCATTTAAGGCTTGTTTCACATGGTTCCTTGTTTTACTCACATCAGTCATTCTACTCTCCTTTTCGGATATTAACGGATATATTTTCTCTCCACCAACTCATCCTACTCTCCCAACATACTTAGCTATGTGATTTACAAATGGCAACAGACTTAGTGCCATCAAAAGATTAACGCCAGTGTGTATCATGGCTATGCGTAACGTGTCACCCCTTGGCATACCGTCAGACACTAACAGTCCTGCCAGCCATATAGTCCCTGTAGTTCCTATGTTAGCTCCTAGTACAGCAGCCACAGCAGCAGGTAAGGGTAGCACACCCGATGCAACCAAGGCAATGATAGCCGTAGTGGATAAGCTACTACTCTGCCACGCCAATGTCATAACGATTGACCCAAAGAACATATAGATAGGGTTGCCCAAGAACCAAGTCAAGTGGTCTATGTTACCCATACTTTTCATGCCACCACTAAACATCTTGAGGCCAATGTAGAATACCACAAGTCCAATGGCTGTATATACATAGTTGTTCACGGTGCTGTGCCTTTCCATAAAGACAATTCAGCTTTTAACTTTTTGCTACGCTCTTGTATAGTATAGGCTTGTTGTTTCCAATACTCTACTTCTTTCTTCAACTCACCAATCTCTTTTAGTAGTTCCTCTCTAGCTTTCATCTGTTGTATCCTTCAACACTTGTATCGCTTGTTCATTTGTTAAATAAAACCACTCACCGTTTGTACCTTTATCCCAAGGCTTTGATGTTCTATTAGATGCAAGAGAGTGAGCATTACGCTCCGCTGTACTACGGTCTTTAAAGTATACAGAGTGTATCAACGTGTAGTCTCTCATGGGTGAGCTTGTTTGATAGCCACTAAGCCTATCGTCTGCATCTATAGCCTTGCCTATCTTTACCCAATCAGGCCACGCAGGATTACTAATTACATACACGTACCCTTCTTTAATAGTGTTGTAATTTTCTAAGCTACTAAATGCTAACTCACCAAATGATTCATACCTTCCCGGTTTGTGTAATGGGTGTGATCTCTTTATGTATTTACCATTAACAAACATGCGATCAGGATTGTTTCTTCTGTTGCTTGGAGTCTGTAGTTTTAAATGACAAGGTATGCAGCAGTAATGTTTATTCTCTTTCATAGTCGCATACCAGTTGTCATTGGTTAGTTCTACACTGCAATTATTGCATATCATTTGCCTTACCTTTCCATATTTTAAGTTGGGCTTCTAACTGCATGTAATCTTTCTCCAATTCAATACGTTTTTTCTCAGACTTTTCAGCTTGAGAATGCCAATAGTTTGCATCACGTTGTAGCATATCAATCTGATTACGTAACTGATAGTTTTCTTTTTGTATACGCTTCAGTCTACTCACACTTACCTCGTACTCTACTCTTAACTTGTCGTACAAATCACGCTGTATCATTACAAGAACTCCGCTAACGTTTTGAGCTTCTGAATATCCGATTCTACCCGATACTTGATGTCATCGTCAAGCCTTAATGCAATGGTGGCTACACCTGTCCACGCCTCTATCTCTTGTCTAAAACGCAAGGTCTTGTGTGCAGCGTCAGGGTCTAACGCTACGATAACCTGAGAATAGTTACCCAACTGTTCCATATGTGCAACACTCAAAGATGTACCAAGGATAGCCATACCAGTAAAGCCAAGCTTGGCTACAGTGATAGCACTGATAACATCCTCAACTACAACTACAGTCTTGCCTGTACCTCCAATGAAGTAGTTAGCCTTGCCAGTGTAGCGCAACCACTTAGGTTCTGCACCAGCTAAAGCCCTACCTACAGCATCAATTAGAACATTGTCTATAAAGATAGGAAACACTGCGCGTCTATCTTTAAGGTCATACATCAAGCCTTGATCCCATAAGTCCCACTTGTCTCTGAATGCATCAAGCCCACTGCCACTACGCACAACGTACTCAGGTAATTCCATAATCTCAACCTTTGGTTTGGGTTTATCTTGTTCTACTTCCTGCATCCTAGCTTGTATGTCAGCAGCAGTCATACCTACAGTGTGAACACCACTGATCTTACAGCCTAGCTTGTAGCAGTTATACAATACAGCACCGCCTGTCTTACTTGCAGTAAATGTATTCTTACTACCACAGTCAGGGCAGTAACCTCTGACAGTCTCTCCCTCTCCTAAGTCTAAGTCATCTATAAATTTATCCATGTCCATTATATCAAGTCCTCTTCTCTGTTAGACAATGCCTCGGTAGCACCTGCCAATGTATTGACCAAGTAAGGCTTAACGCTTTGAGGGTTAGCGTGACCACTCACTTGCATGATCCCTACCACATCAACACCACGCTCTACCATCTGCGTAATGGCAGTACGCCTCAAGTCCATAGCTGTCAACTCTTTAGGTAGGCCAGCCTGACTTTTAACTTGGTTAACTAGCACGTGTATCTCATCGTCATCGTAGGGTGTGTACGCCCCTGCTCTAGGCTCTACTCTAGGTGCTACGTAATCTTGAAACCCAAAGTCGTTCTGTTGTTGGCGTAACATGTCAATCAAGCCACCTTGTATAGGTAAGAATACATCCTCACCACGTTTGCTTTGCTCTAGTTCTAACGTGTTGTTAACAAGGTCAAGGCTAGTCCACTTAAGCATACGCATATCTCCTATACGCTGCGCCCAGTTGAATGCCATGTGCACAATCAAGCCAATGCTACGCCATCTCCATTGACTGTACGCAGTGTCAAGAAAACATTTAACTTGAGGTGTAGTCCATCTAACCTTACGAGGTTTAGTCTTTGACCTCTGTATTAGA